TCAGTGGACTACTCCGAAAGGTGGTAGGCTCTGGATGTCGTATCTTGATAAAGATATGGACGTTACTCGTTACCAAGGTCAGGCGTTTAACTGGATCGGATTCGACGAGCTAACTCAGTGGCCTACCCCTTATGCGTTTGATTATATGCGAAGTCGCTTGAGGTCTGCCCATAGTACAGACTTAGGCTTGTACATTCGTGCTACTACAAACCCAGGTGGCAGCGGGCACTCTTGGGTTAAAAAGATGTTTATTGACCCTGCACCATCTAATAAACCTTTCTGGGCAACTAACATAGAAACAGGGGATACTATTACATTCCCTAAAGGTCACAGCAAAGAGGGTCAACCTCTGTTTAAGCGTAGGTTTATACCTGCTAGTCTGTTTGACAACCCATACCTAGCCGATACTGGTGACTACGAAGCTATGCTTTTGTCTTTACCAGAGCATCAAAGAAAACAACTGTTAGAGGGTAATTGGGATGTCAATGAAGGAGCAGCTTTCCCAGAGTTTAATAGATCCATTCATGTCATTGACCCTTTTGAAATCCCAGACAACTGGGTTAAGTTTAGAGCTTGCGACTACGGCTACGGTAGTTATACAGGAGTTTTATGGTTTACTGTCGCTCCCGACGAACAGCTTATCGTCTACAGGGAGCTTTATTGTTCTAAAGTTACAGCTTCTGATTTAGCTGATATGATACTGGAAGCGGAAGCTAATGATGGTGGTATGCGATATGGTGTTCTGGATTCTAGTTTATGGCATAACCGTGGTGATACTGGGCCATCACTGGCTGAACAGATGAACATGAAGGGTTGCCGTTGGCGTCCTTCTGATAGATCCAGAGGCTCTCGTGTAGCTGGTAAGAACGAAATACATAGGCGTCTGCAGGTAGATGAGTTTACTGAGAAACCAAGACTTGCTTTTATGAGTAACTGTATTAACACCTTATCCCAAATACCTATTATTCCTCTAGATAAAAAGAACCCAGAGGATGTAGACACTAAAGCAGAAGACCACCTATATGATGCCCTACGCTATGGCGTTATGACAAGACCCCGTAGTAGAAGTATATGGGATTTCACGCCTGACAAACCAAATCAGGGCTTTCAAGCACAAGACACAACATTTGGATACTAAAACATGGCAGATATTGACGAAGTAACCTTTGATACAGATGAAGTTGTAGCTGCAGAGGACGCAGAGGATAGCATCTTTGAAGCTAAATCTAGTATTGTATCCTTTGTTGATGAACGTTTTAGCAGGGCAGAAGATGCTCGCAGAAGTGACGAAGATAGATGGTTACGTGCTTACCGCAACTATCGTGGTTTGTATGGGCCTGACGTAAAGTTTACAGACACAGAAAAGTCTCGTGTATTTGTTAAAGTCACGAAGACTAAGACCTTAGCTGCATATGGGCAGATTGTTGACGTTTTGTTTGGTAACAATAAGTTTCCTATGTCAGTAGACCCATCTATTTTACCAGATGGCGTTGCTGAATCAGTGCACATCAACATTGACCCTAATGCCGCAGCAGCAGGTGAAGCACTCAAAAGTGTAACACAAGACAAGCCTTCACGGCCCTACTTACTTGACGGTACTGAGAAGTTAAAACCCGGAGAGACGTTAGCAGATCTAAAACAACGTTTAGGGCCACTCAGCGACAAGTTAGCATCCGTATCAGAAAAGGTTGTCGAAGGTGATGGCACAACGCCTACCACCGTTACATTTCACCCTGCTATGGTTGCAGCTAAACGAATGGAAAAGAAGATACATGACCAGCTAAATGAGTCTGGCGCTTCTTTGCATTTACGCTCTATGGCATTTGAGATGGCTCTACTTGGTATGGGTGTTATGAAAGGCCCATTTGCTGTAGATAAAGAGTACCCTAACTGGAATGATCAAGGTGAGTATGATCCTCTTATAAAGACTGTACCTGAGTGCAACCACGTAAGTGTGTGGAATTTCTACCCTGACCCAGAAGCTACGTCTATGGATGATGCTGAGTACACTATTGAGCGTCACAAGATGTCACGTACACAGCTACGCTCGCTCAAGACACGCCCATACTTTATGGATGATGCTATTGATATGGCAGTAGCTAAAGGCCCAGACTATGTGCAGAAGCACTGGGAAATGACTATGGAAGACAATCAGGTTCATGCTGAGTCTGAGCGTTGGGAAGTGTTAGAGTTTTGGGGCTTTGTAGACACTGCTATTTTAGAAGAGCACGGTATTAAGATACCTACTTCTATGAAAGACTTAGATGAAGTAAGTGCTAACGTATGGATCTGTAATGGTGAAGTACTGCGTATGGTACTAAACCCGTTCAAGCCATCACGTATACCTTACTATGCTACCCCATATGAGCATAACCCCTACAGCTTCTTTGGTGTAGGTATTGCAGAGAATATGGATGATACTCAAACGCTTATGAATGGCTTTATGCGTATGGCTATTGATAACGCTGCATTGAGTGGAAACTTGATCATTGAAGTTGATGAAACAAACATGGTTCCGGGCCAAGATTTATCTGTGTACCCTGGAAAAGTGTTTAGGCGTCAGGGGGGTGCAATGGGGCAGAGCATCTTTGGCACCAAGTTTCCTAATGTAGCACAAGAAAACATGCAACTATTTGATAAGGCTAGGGTTTTAGCAGATGAGTCAACTGGATTTCCATCTTTCGCACATGGTCAAACAGGCGTTTCTGGGGTGGGTCGTACCGCTTCTGGTATTAGTATGCTTATGTCTGCTGCCAACGGCTCTATCCGTACTGTAGTAAAGAACGTGGATGACTACTTGATTCGCCCTCTAGGTAAGGCATTCTTTGCATTCAACATGCAGTTTGACTTTGATGAGACAATAAAGGGTGATCTAGAGGTACGTGCGTCTGGTACAGAAAGCTTGATGGCTAACGAAGTACGGTCACAGCGTTTGATGCAATTCTTACAGGTTGCACAGAATCCAGTACTGGCACCTTTTGCTAAGATGGACTACATAATTCGTGAGATTGCTAAGTCTATGGATCTTGACCCAGACAAGGTTACTAACTCCATGCAGGATGCGGCTATTCAAGCTGAGATCTTGAAGGGCTTTCAGCAGCCAGCACAGCCCCCTGCAGGGCCAGAAGGTGTTGCAGCACCAGAGGGTGCTCCACCTCAAGGACAAGGCCCACAGGGCGTAGCTGATACGTCTGGTGGCGGTGGTTCACAGATGGGTATAGGAACAGCCCCTACACCAGATGAACAAGGGTTTACTGGTAATGTCGCTTAAACAGTTTGTAAATAACAAGCAAGCTATCGAAGAGTTTTATGCTCACATTGATGATCTAGTCACTATACAGCATAGAATCATTGAAAGTGCAGATACACCTGTAGAAGTACACAGAGCACAGGGTGCAATTAGTGTGCTAAGACGATTAAAGCTACTCAGGGAGACAGTCAATGGATTTAGTAAGTAAGCAGACTGATGAGGCACTAGGCTGGGCAGCAGAGGCTGCTAAAGCTGTTGAAGATGCCCCACAAGTCAATACTGACTTATCCTTTAGAGACGCTGCTACTTTTATTGCATCAGCTACACCTGTAATTGGTGATGCTATGGCAGCTAAAGAAGTATATGATGAATTAAACAAAGAAGATCCTAATTACTTTCTCGCGGGTGCACTAGGCGGGGCTGCTCTTGTAGGGCTTGTTCCGGGATTGGGTGATGCTGCAGCTAATGCGATAAGGGCTGGTGCTAAAAAGGCTGCAGAGACTGTAAAGCGTGTTGAGGTTGACCCCGATGCACTAGGTAGTATGGGTGGTAATATTAGGTTAAAGGGTGAGGTCGGAACAGGCATACCAAAAGTAAACATGATTGCAGATACCCCTGCAGGATTAGATAATAAAACAGTAACGCAGTCTGCTGTTGATCTTATGAACGAACCTGCTTTTGGAGAAGGTTTTGCTGAAAAGTTACAGAAAGTTGCTGCTGAGAATAGTATTGCTGCAGGAGATAAAACTTTTTCGCCAATGCAAGTTTATACTGAATTAAAAGACAGAGTAGGTAGTGACGATTTTACAGTAGTGCCCTCAAAACCTAGACCACTTACTTTAGATGCTACTTCTGACGCTGTAGATGATTTAGGTTTTTCCGAAAAAGACCTAGCTGATTGGAAGGCAGAAAACTACGCAAAAGATAAGTTTAGAATACCGCCAGACGATGAAATGGCTGCTGCAGCTACCAATCTTCGTGAGGGTAAAATAACATCAGAAGAGTTTAGAAAGCTATCAGATGAGAGACAGCCTATTAAACCTATTACGGAGATGCCAAAGTTTCCAACAAAAGAAGAGGTTGTAAAGTCTTTACACGCTACAGACCCAAGGAAAACAAAGAAGGGTGTTTTAGGAGTAAATAAGAGTATTAAAGATGGTACACCTATTTCTTCTAGGTTAGATATACCTGCTTATAATAATTCAGACACTTGGGTTGTATCTTTACATGATGGCTCTGTAAAAGATGGTAAAACCGTAGGTTATGGACAGTCTGCTGTGCTTAATAATGTAAGCTTCACCTCTAACCCATTAGCAGCTTCAAAGATTGCTACAGGTTCAGCAAAAACTACTATTGCTAGAATGCAGGGTGAGTGGCAGAATATGGACCCAGAAGAGGTTTATAAAACAGTAGAAAATCTGTTTGATGATCCTGAGTGGGTACAGGTAGGTATGAATCCTTATAGAGCTTCATACTTCTATGATAAAGCTGATGGTATGCCTGTTGTTTCTGCTGAGCAAGTAATGCAAGTAGGCCCATTAGTATTTGCTAAAAAGGCAAAAAAGACAACTCCTGATGACCCTAGATTTGAGTTTGAGAATAAAGTCACAGGTGTTAAAGCGAATTTTAACGAAGGTGGAATGGCTATGGAAGAACAGACTCAAATGGCCTTTGCGCTTGGTGGATCAGTAGAAGATGTAGATCCTGTATCAGGTAATGAAGTACCTACAGGCTCACTACCCGAAGAGGTACGTGATGATATACCTGCACAACTAAGTGAAGGCGAGTATGTTGTACCTGCTGATGTTGTACGCTTCTATGGTGTTAAATTCTTTGAGGATCTCCGTACACAAGCCAAAGAAGGCTTTGCTGAGATGGAAGCCAATGGTCGTATCGGTGGTGAGCCAATACCACCAGAGGGCATGGAGATGGTTGAGCCAGAGGATGAAGACTTCCCGTTTGACATCTCTGAGTTACAGACAGTCGCAGAAGATCAGCCTATGGTAAATATGAAGGATGGCGGGTACTTAAAAGGCTACAATGAGGGTGGAGACGTAACTACACCTGCTATACCTGACGTTTCTTCTATATTTGAAACAAACTTTATGGCTGACAATATCGAGTATAGAGAATACCGTGACCCAAAAACAGGGGCGGCATTTTCCTTACGCTTTGTTGATGGAAAACCAGATGCAGCAGCCCAAGCTATGATTGACGCAGGGTATACTACATCTGACAGTTACAACCCTTCCCCAGAGATAACTGTGCAAAACCCTGAAACAGGTGAGTCCACTAACATTAGAGCAAATGAAGAGCAAAATAAAGCCAATCGAGAGTTAGAGAACGTTAATACAGCAGCAAAACAGTTTGAAGATTACGAAGATGAAGAGCTTTTTAAGTTAGCTACTAATTTAGGTAGCCCAAAGATAAACAAAGCTTTTTCTGGTCTTAGTACCTTTGCTGGTCCTGTAGGACTTATAGCACAAATAGGTAAACGTGCCACAGGTTTTGCAGTAGCTAGAGAGCTAGAAAAACGCTACAGAGCAACAGATGATGATGCACAAAAAGCTAAGATACAAAAGCTATTTGATGGTGTAACTAGACGCGGAAAAGATGAGGGTCAGGGTATTCTTGGCGGCGGCGGTGTATTAGGCGGCGGCGGTATTCTTAATGACATGAATAATGATGGCGTAGTTAATTTCTTAGATACATGGGCAGGAGATCAGATTGATGATAGCTATGAAGGGCCATCATTAAGTGATAGCTTTCATGGTGCAAGACGTACAGGTGGCACAGGAACGAAGGCAAAGAAGAGTTTAGTTGATCATAAACCTGCTAAACCTACAGGTAACAGAGATCCCGGCCCATCAGGTGCAGAAGTCGCAAAAGCAGCAGCAGCAAAAGCCACTAAAAAAGCCAAAGAGAAAACATCTGGCTTATCTTCTACAGAGAAAAAAGGCGGTGCAGCATTAGACCAATCTTATGGTATATCTGGGTTATCAAAAGGCGGCTTAATGGATAAGAAAAAGAAATAATAACTAAACGACAATAAATAACTATAAGGCTACCCAGCTTAGGCTGGCCCCAACATAAAGGAGTAAGAAATGTCGGAAGCCCAAACTATTGCAGTTGAATCTGTATCACATATGCGTAATATGTCTCGTGTACAGAGAGATGAACAGGAGTTAGCGCAGCTTTTAAAAGATGCTGGCATAAAACAGGACGATGAAGAGCAAGAAGCCTCAACAGAAGAAGCTACTCAAGAGGAACCCAGTAGCTCAGAGTCTGTCGAACCCGAAGTACAGACAAAAAGTGATACCAAACAAGAAGAAGCCTCAGAGGAAGCAGAAGCACCCGCAAAGGATGATGCTGATCTGAGTGCAGAAGAGAAGAGCTTTAAAAAGCGATACTCTGATATTCGTAAGTACATGCAAGAAAAAGATGCAGAGTATAAAACGGAGTTAGATAAGCTAAAGGGTCAACTAGACTTAGCTGCTAAGAATGAGCTTGTACTACCTAAGTCAGAAGAAGAGATTGATGCTTGGACTAAGAAGTACCCTGACGTAGCTGGTATCATTGAAGCTATTGCGGATAAGAAGGCTAATGAACGTGCTTCTGATCTAGATAGTCGCTTACAAGAAATAGAAAGTATGCGTACTCAAGCTAAGAAAGAAAAGGCAGAGGTAGAGCTACTTAACATACACCCTGACTTCGCACAGATCCGCGAAGATGATGCATTCCATACATGGGCAGAAGAACAGCCTAAGTGGGTACAGGATGCTTTGTATGAAAACACAGACGATGCTAAATCAGTAGCTCGTGTATTAGATCTCTACAAGGTAGATAAAGGCATCAAGACAATGAAGCAGTCTAGCAGCGATAAGAATGCTGCTTCTTCTGTAAAAGCTAAGAAGGTATCTACACCTAACCCAGACGATTCATCTAACTATATTAGTGAGTCTATGGTAGCTAAAATGTCTATCAAAGAATACGAGAAGCGCATGGAAGAGATCTTAGATTCTCAGCGCTCTGGTAAATTTATTTATGATATGTCAAAGAAGTAGTTGACAATAACATTATCATAGATAAAACTATAGCATATACACATATATTAAAGTGTGTGTATGCTTTATGAAAAGCACAATCGCCACAAATATAAGACTCACCCTGACGTACAGGCCCAGCGCTTACAGAGAGGCATCTCTAAAGCAAAGCTGACTACCCTACTACAGAAGGCCTCTTTCAAGTGGGTATAGTGTTACTATCAACGCCATATCATTGAAAGGAAACCATTATGGCTATTACATCCGCATCAGGTGGATTTAACGGAAACTTCTCTCCGATTATCTACTCAAAACAGGCACAGATTGCTTTACGGCGTTCTGCTGTCACTAACGCAATTACCAACAACTCATATTTTGGTGATATTGCAAACCAAGGCGACACTGTTCGCATTCAAAAAGAGCCAGACGTAACCGTCAACGCTCTGCAACGTCATACAAACATCTCTGTTGAGAAGCTTGATGATTCTGACTTTTCATTGACCATCGACAAAGCAAACTACTTTGCCTTTAAGATGGATGACATTGAAGAGCAATTCGCCAATGTAGACTTTGTTCGTTTAGCATCTGATCGTGCAGCTTATAAAATGGCTGACTCAATGGATACAGACGTACTGTCATACATGACTGGTTTCACCTCTGCAGGTGCGCTGATTACATCTACTTCTGGTGATGCACAGCACCCAACAGCCAATCAGCTTGATGGTGAATTCTTGAAAGTGAATCACTTGGACGCTACTGACTTTGGTTCATTAGGTTCTGCTGACTCAGCTTCAACAGCCTACGCAACTGGTGACTCAATTCCATTGGCCCCACGTTTGCCTGGTGCAACTGCCTTGTCAACTGCAACTGTCTCACCTTTGACAGTAATTGCACGTATGGCTCGCCAGATGGACACAGCTAACGTTGAGTCACGAGGGAGATGGCTGGTTGTTGACCCAGTGTTCGTAGAGATGCTCAAAGACGAAGACAGTCGCATGTTGAACGCCGATTACGGTGGTGCTGGCTTGCAAAACGGTCTTGTGTTGAACAACTTGCACGGCTTTCGTGTATATGTTACAAACGCATTACCTGCTAAGGGTACTGGCGCTGGCACTTCTGGTGCTCTGGCTCAAGACGCCAACTTTGGTGTTATCTTGGGTGGTCAGGATGATGCTGTTGCTTCTGCAGAGCAGATCAACAACGTGGAAAACTATCGTGATCCAGATTCATTCGCTGACATCGTGCGCGGAATGCACCTTTACGGTCGCAAAATTCTTCGCCCACAAGCGTTGGTCACTGCAGTATACAACGCTGCTTAATTGATGTTATACTTAGGGGCTGGCTACATGCTGGCCCCTTTGTGCTTATTATAAGGGATACCCTCAATGGCTATTACTACAGCAATGTGCAACACGTTTAAGCAAGAGCTACTTGGCGGTGTTCACGATCTTGATACTCACACACTAAAATTGGCTCTAATTAAAGCTTCACCATCAGGTACTTATGGTGCAGCTACTGCTAACTATTCAAATGTTACTGGTAACTCCGACGAAGCATCAGGAACAAATTACACTGCAGGTGGTCAAGTACTAGATGGCGCTGCTATTACTTTAGATGGTAGCACAGCTATTGTTGACTTTACTGATGAAGTATTTCAAAATGTAACTATCTCTACAGATGGTTGTATTATTTACAATACTGCACAGGCTAACAAAGCAATAGCAGTTATTGACTTTGGCGGTACTGTTAGCGCAACAGCAGGTGATTTAACTATTGAGTTTCCTGCAGCTGCAGCAGGTACGGCAGTAATTCGTATTGCATAAGATACTTTAAGGATACCTATCTATGACAATTAAGTTTGCAAATCGTGTAAAAGTAAATACGTCTACTACAGGAACAGGTACTATTACCCTTGGTTCTGCTGTAGGAGGATTTCAAACTTTTGCTCAAGGTGGTATCCTTAATGGTAACTCAGTACGCTACACAATTATTAATGGTAACAACTGGGAAGTAGGCACAGGAGTCTACACTCATAGCGGAACCACTATGTCAAGATCCTATGAGGAAAGCTCTACAGGGTCTTTACTTAATTTAGCAGGTGAATCAGAAGTATTTATTACTACGTCTGCTACTGATATTGAAAACTTAGGTAATCGCTCTATTGATTACTTTTACTTTACTGCTACATCTGGTCAAACAGCGTTTACTGGTAATGATGACAATAGCAATCAACTAGCATTTTTTGAAGATAACGTATTAGTATTTCTTAACGGTATTGTCTTAGAAGGTGGTGGTACAGACTATAGTGTTTCAGGTGGAAATACTGTTACTCTAAGTACAGGTGCTACTGTTTCAGATGAGTTAAATATTGTAGCGTTTAAGTCCTTTACTGTAGCTGATGCTGTACCTAAATCTACTGGTGGGCAGTTTGATGCTAATGTAGACTTTGCTGCAGGTATTGACGTTACAGGTAACATTACTGTTACTGGTACTGTAGATGGAAGAGATGTAGCTGCAGACGGTACTAAGCTAGATGGTATAGAAGCATCTGCTACAGCAGACCAAACTGCTGCTGAAATAAGAGTTTTGGTAGAGTCTGCTACAGACAGTAATGTTTTTACTGATGCAGATCACTCTAAGTTAAACGCCATAGAAGCATCTGCTACGGCAGATCAGACAGGCGCAGAAATAAAAACTTTGTATGAAGCAGAAGCTAATGCTTACACAGATGCTAAAGATACTAAACTGTCAGGTATTGAAACAGGTGCCACAGCAGACCAGACTGCGGCTGAGATACGCACTCTTGTAGAGTCTGCTACAGACAGTAACGTCTTCACTGACGCTGATCATACTAAGCTTAACGCTATTGAAGCAGGAGCAACTGGCGATCAAACTAACGCTGAAATCAGGGCGGCGGTAGAAGCCGCTACTGACAGTAATGTGTTTACAGATGCAGACCATACAAAGCTAAACGGTATTGAAGCTAGTGCAGATGTAACAGATACTACTAACGTAACTTCCGCTGGTGCCTTAATGGATAGCGAGGTTACTAACCTAGCACAAGTTAAAGCATTTGATAGCTCCGACTACGCTACAGCCGCACAGGGTGCTACTGCTGATGCCGCACTGCCTAAAGCTGGCGGCACTATGACTGGTAATATTAATTTAGGAGACAACGACAAAGCCATCTTCGGTGCTGGGTCTGACCTACAGATTTACCATGATGGTAGTCGGAGCATTATTCAAGATAACGGCACTGGAAACCTAAGAATACAGGCAAATAATCTTGAATTAAATAACGCTGACAATAGTGAAAACTATTTGTTTGCTGGTAATAACGGTGCAGTAACTCTGTATTATGACAATGCTGAAAAGTTAAACACCACCAGCACAGGCATTGACGTAACAGGAAACATTGCAGCAAGCGGAACCGTCGATGGTCGTGACGTTGCAGCGGATGGCACGAAGCTGGATGGTATTGAGGCTTCTGCTAATGTTACAGATAGTGCAAACGTAGGCACTTCTCTTACTGGTTTCCCTACCAATACGGACGCAACAGGTTCAGATCTTATTCCTGTATATGATGTGTCTGCTAGTAGATGGGAAAAGCAAACAATTACCAATGCGGCATTGCAAGGTCCAACTGGCCCTACAGGTCCAACGGGTCCAGCAGGATCTAATGGTTCTAATGGCTCTACGGGGCCAACTGGCCCTACTGGTCCGACTGGCCCTACGGGTCCAGCGGGTGCTGACGGTGATGATGGTGCTACTGGCCCTACGGGTCCAACAGGACCAACTGGCCCTCAAGGTAATTCTGTCACAGGTCCGACTGGACCAACAGGGCCAACAGGGCCACAAGGTAACTCTGTTACTGGACCAACGGGGCCAACGGGGCCAACAGGGCCGCAGGGAAATACAGGAGGCACAGGCCCACAGGGTCCAACAGGGGCTACTGGCCCAACGGGTCCAACGGGTCCAACGGGTCCAGCAGCTTCTGCGTCTAATACTTGGCAAGCCTACGGCCTATCTAACAATACTCAATATCAAAATACTACTGGCGAAATTATGCAAGTAGCTGGAATTGGCTTTTCATATGTAGGAACAAGCTCTGCTTCTGCTCCAGCGGGAGACCCAGGGGTTCCTGGTGTTGATTACCCAACATTTCACTCCGTCATTCCAAACAACCAATATTTTCAAATAAGTTATGTTGCCAATGCAACAGTAAGGGCTTTAAAGTAATGAGACATTTTTACAGTCAGATTAAAGGACAATATTGGGTTACGCTTACAGATGATCTTGGGCCTCATATTACTGACGCATACCCATCAGATACGATAGAAGTAGAGCCGCAACCTACCCCTATACACACTTATGAAAATGGCGTTTGGGTAGAGCCTGACGCTCAAACTTCTTATGATTATTATTCTAATGAAGTTAGACAGTTAAGAAACTATTTATTATTTGCTGAAGTTGATGCTATCTCTAACACACCGCTAAAATGGCAAGATCTTTCAGAAGAAAAAAAGGCTGAGTGGGCGCAATATCGCAGGGATTTATTAAACATTACAGAGCAGTCTGGATTTCCGCAAAATGTGATTTGGCCCACTAAACCTGCATGACGTAACGTTGGAGTAATTTTATGTATAATAATAAAAACAATAAGGATAACTTATGGACAATGTAAGACAAAACTGGCAGCTATTTTCTGCTGCACTATCAGAAGATATAGTAGATAATATTGTAAAACAAGCTGGTGAAACAGCAGAAGCTTGTACCTTTAATAGCAGCGGTGCAGATATACGGAAGAGTAAAGTATCTTGGCTTACAAATAATAAACCTGTATTAGATTTACTTTATGACTTTGTAGATATAGCAAATAGAAATGCTTTTAACGCTCATATTTATAAAAAAGCGGATATACAATTTACAGAATACTTAGGCTCAGAAGGTGGTCACTACTCTTGGCATCATGACATTAATTGGAACCGCAATGATGGTTTAGATCGTAAGCTATCTGTAACTGTACAGCTTTCTCATGTAGATGAATATAAAGGTGGTGCCTTTTCTTTTAGCGAGTGCACATCACCTGACCCAGTAATAAGTAAGCAAAAAGGAACAGTATTAGTATTTCCTTCTTATTTACAACATTCAGTACAACCCGTAACGAGCGGAACACGAAGAAGTTTAGTAGCTTGGTTTGAAGGCCCAAAGTGGGTTTAACTAAATAGGATACGTAGATGACCAGTAAGGCAAGAGAGTTAGCAGATCTTTTAGATGCTAGTGGTAACATCAAAACAAAATCAGGTAGGACTACACAAGGTCGTAACTTGAGTAATGATGGTACTAAGTTAGATGGTATTGAAAGTGGGGCAACTGCAGATCAAACGCACTCAGAGATTCGTGCGTTAATTGTTGCTGGTAGTGATACTAATGTATTTACTGATACTGATCACTCTAAGCTAGATGGAATAGAAGCTGGTGCAACAGCGGATCAGACAGATGCAGAAATAAGAGCAGCAGTAGAAGCAGCTACAGATAGTAATGTTTTTACAGATGCTGACCATACGAAGCTTAACGCTATTGAGGCGGGTGCTACTGCTGACCAAACAGATGCTGAGATTAGAGCGGCTGTAGAGGCTGCTACAGATTCTAACGTATTTACTGACGCAGATCACTCTAAGCTAAATGCTATAGAAGCAGGTGCTACTGCTGACCAGACTAAAGCTGATATTGATGCACTAAACATTGATGCAGATACTTTAGATGGTAAGCAACTAGCTACTATTGAATCTGAGTATCAGTCATATGCAAATACGGCTGCAGCTAACGTAGTTGACTCAGCACCTGCTGCACTTAACACACTTAACGAATTAGCTGCAGCATTAGGTGACGATGCTAACTTTGCTACAACTACAGCAACTAGCTTAGGAGAAAAACTACCTAAGTCTGGTGGTCAAATGACTGGTAACATTACTATGTCAGGATCACAAACTGTAGACGGTAGAGACTTATCTGTAGATGGTGCAAAGCTAGATGGCATAGAAAGCGGTGCTACTGCTGACCAAAGCGCTGCAGAAATAAGAGCATTAGTGGAAAGTGCATCTGATAGTAATGTATTTACTAATGCAGATCATAGTAAACTAAATGGAATTGAAGCCTCTGCTAATGTTACAGATAGTGCTAATGTAGGTTCATCTCTTACTGGTTTCCCTACTAATACAGATGCAGTATCTAGTGATTTAATTCCAGTGTATGACGTTAGTGCAAGCAGATGGGAAAAGCAGACTATAGCTAATGCAGCTTTGGTTGGACCTACAGGCCCGACTGGTCCTACGGGTGCTACTGGACCTACAGGCCCACAAGGTTCTACAGGCCCACAAGGTTCTACGGGTCCAACAGGTTCAACAGGCCCAACAGGTTCAGATGGTGATGATGGAGCTACTGGACCTACGGGTCCAACGGGGCCAGCGGGTAATAACGGTGGTACTGGACCAACTGGACCAACTGGCCCGACAGGACCACAAGGGCCAACGGGTCCACAAGGAAACTCTGTCACTGGACCTACGGGGCCACAAGGGCCAACAGGTAATACTGGCTCAACAGGCCCAACAGGCCCGACTGGACCAACTGGACCTTCTGGTAATCCCTTTGGTGGCGGTACGTTTACAGGTAATGTAAGTTTTGGAAACAACTCCATTACAGACGTTGAGAGCATTACTGTTGATAATGCTATTTATTCAACTGGCGATACTGATACTTACATGCAGTTTCACTCAGGCAATCAATGGCGGGTAGTAGCTGGGGGTAATGAGAGCCTAGAGGTTCGCAGCGGTGTTGTTAACGTCGATATGCTTGAAATTCAGGGAACCGACGTAATTAGCACAGGTCGGCAATTACAGAACATTGCTTCTTTAGACAGCACAACGCAATCAACTATTGCGAGTGCTTTAGGGTTTTTAACGGTTGATGTGTTGGTTGTAGCTGGCGGCGGTGCAGGAGGGATTAACAGATCTGGCGGCGGTGGCGCTGGTGGCGCTCTTGAAATAAACGGTGCGTTAGCATCAGGATCATCCGCTATAGTTATTGGTGGTGGTGGAGCATCCTCTGGTTCTGTATCAAGCGGAAGTAATAGCGCTGCGGGCGCTCTAGGCACTGCAACTGGTGGAGGTAGAGGCGCTACTCTTGGAACCCCTGCGGGTCAGGCTTTATCTGGTGGATCAGGCGGCGGCGGTGCTGCGCATGGCTCATATAGTAGTGGTGCATCTGGTACATCTGGGCAAGGTAACTCAGGAGGAAATGGCTCTACAGCTGCTGGCGGTGGTGGCGGCAAAGGTAGCGCTGGCAGCAACGGGTCGGGCAATAATGGCGGTGCTGGTGGCTCAGGTTTTGTCTGGAATGGCTTTATAACCGTAGCTGGCGGCGGCGGTGGCGGCCAGAATGGCAACAGTGGCGGTGGTGGTGCTGGTGGCTCTGGTGGTGGCGGCACAGGGGCTAGAGGCTATGTTGTTGCTGCAACTGGGGGATCTGCAAACACTGGCGGCGGCGGCGGTGGTGGATCTGGTCAAAGCGGTGTTGCAACTGGTTTTGGTGCTGGTGGTGGTTCTGGGGTTGTTGTTATCAGATATGCTGGCGGTACTGCTGCAACAGGCGGCACTATAACTTCATCTGGTGGCTACACATATCATAAGTTTACGTCCTCTGGTACTTTCACGGTAAGTTAGTAGGAAAATAAAATGGGTCATTATGCAAAAGTATTAGATGGAACAGTAACAAATGTTATCGTAGCTAAAGCAGATTTTTTTGACACCTTTGTTGATACATCTGCGGGTGATTGGATAAAGTGTTCATATAACACTAGGGGTGGGGTTCATTACGAACCTAATAGCAACACCCCATCCTCTGACCAGACAAAGGCTTTGCGAAAAAACTATGCTGGTGTTGATTGGAAATATGATGGCGTAGGATTTTACGAGCCACAGCCATACCCTAGCTGGACACTTAATTCAGAAACATATCTTTGGGAGCCGCCTATTCCAGCCCCAGTCGTAGAAGATACACTTTTTTATTGGGATGAGAGTGCTTATCAGGCTGACAACTCTACAGGATGGGTGGCTTATTGATGGGCTTAAAAGTCAGAATAACTTTAAGGTAATTATAGAACATGTTTGGTTTTACACCGTTAGCAACTACTACTCTAGCATCATCTGTATCAGGTGTTTCTGCAGAAGTACCTATTACAGGTGTAGTTGCTACGGGTGCAGTCTCTACTGTTGTAGAACATGTTACTGAGCGCCTTGCTAGTGTAACTGCTACAGGTGCAATAGGTACACCTTCTATAAACCCTGACGAAGTTACAAACTCTGTAAGTGCTACAACAGCCGTAGGCACAGTAACTGTAAATATTTCTGAATTACTTGCTAGTGTAGCAGCCACAGGTACAGTAGTAACTGTAGGGTTTGATGCTAAAGGTAATCATACATTAGCATCTGTAAGTGCTACAGGATCTATTGAGCCAGTTTCTGTTGGTGGCTTTGAAGTTGATGTATCTGAAAACTTACTATCTGTTTCAGCTACAGGTGCAGTAGGTAGCCTAACAGTTAATGTATCTGAGTTACTAAATAGTGTAGCTGCTACAGGTACAATAACAAATGTAATACCTTCTGGTGACGCTAATCAAACACTTGTAGGTGTATCAGCATCTGGTGCAATTGAAGCCGTTAGCTTCGATGGATTTGAAATTGATATATCTGAAAAATTACTATCTGTTTCAGCTACAGGTACAGTAGCAAGTGTAAAAGCAAATATAGCAGAGATACTCAATAGTGTAGCCGCTAATACAAATGTAGGAAGTGTAGTTGCTACAGGAGTTACATTCCAGTTTGATATAAACGCATTTGATAAAGATAGAGTTATTTATGCAGTAGCAGTACCAAGAGAAAACGTAGTACATATTAGACCAGATAATAGAACCATTGTGATTAATGAAATAAGTAGGATTAATCAAACAATTAGAGTTGCAGCCTAAAGGATAACAAATGTCATATAAGTGGCCTGATAAAGATAAAGATGAATTGCTTGACTACAGCATTGATTGGTCACGCTTTTTAGGTACAGATACTATTTCTGCAGTTACTTGGTTTATAGATGCTGCAGATGGTACTAAAACACAAGTTAATGCTACTAATATTGTTGATGGATTACAGTTTGTACAGGGTACATATACTAATACTGTTGCTACAATTAGATTAAGTTTAGGCACTAATAATAAACGTTATAAGATTACGTGTAAAATAACTACAGTAGGCGCACTACAGTATGAGCGTTCTGTGTTGTTGCGCGTGAGGGAGAAGTAATATGGCATACGATTATCTTGGGTTAGTTAATGATGTAAATCGTAGGCTTAATGAAGTAGAATTAACCTCTGCTAACTTTGCTACTACTACAGGTTTTTATAGTTTTGCTAAAGATGCAGTAAACTCTTCTATTCGTCACATTCAACAAGAAGAGTACGAGTGGCCTTGGAATCATGTAGAGCAAGAAGAAGTTCTACTTGCTGGTGAAACTCGCTATAGCTATCCTTATGATGCAAAAACAATTAACATGAATAGTTTTAGAATTAAACGTGATGATAACCTAGCAACGAATACTATTAAACTTAAAGTACTTAGTTATGAAGAATACCTTGACAAACATGTAGATACTGAGTATAACTCTAGTAATACAGGAACTCCACGTTATATAGTACGTGCCCCTAGTCGAGAGTTATTAGTAGTACCTAGTCC